TTGACAACTAAAAAATGGCAGTTTACAAAGGTTTTTGAAAAAAATTCTCTTTCAGGTAATATTTTTTTCAATATTCCTCCCTATAAAAAGGGGTATTTTGTGGCCGGTTGCTATCTCCATTGTGACCGGCCTTTGTTATGAAAATTAACGAATCTATTCTTCAACAACAAATTGTCCTTTATTTGACCGAAAAACAAAGTAAGTATCTTTTTAGATTTTTTCATGTACCGAATGAAGGTAAGAGAAGAATTTGGTATATAAAAAAATTAAAATTAATGGGGTTAAAAAATGGAGTGCCAGATTTGATATTAGAATTCCCGAAAAGCAAATTTGTTTATTGCGAGATAAAAATGCCAAAGGGAAGACTTTCAGCAGCTCAAAGGCAGTGGAAAGTAATGTCAAATATTTTAGGAACGCCATTTTTTGTCTTGCAAGGGAATATTGAAGAATGTCGAAAACAAATAGATACAATTTTCAAATCTTATGAATTCGCAAGAATTGGAAAAAATGTATAGACGCTATGTAAAAATATGTTTCGAGAATAATATGCCTTTTAAAAATATGCACGAATGTTGTTTGGAAAGTGCAAAAAAAGAAATGGAGAAAAAAAATGAAAAAAATAAAAATGTGGAAGTTCGGAATAAGTCCAGATAAATTTATTGCAGATTGCGTAGATCTTTCAGATGATGAGATAGGAAAATATTTTAGATTATTATGTCATGCTTGGAAGAATGAAGCACATTTAATTGACGATAAAAAAAGAATAAATGCAATTGTAAAAAATCCAAACAAAGAATCAATTGATTATATTTTAAAAAGATTTTTTAAAAAAGATGACATTGGATATTATTGCCCGGCACAATTAGAAGAATGGGAATGGGTAAAAGAAAAATCAGAAAAATCAACTTCAGCTATAAAAAAGAGATGGCAAAAAGATACGGACGTATTACCAAGTAATAGTAATAACAATAATAATAAAAAATTTAGTTATACTGAAGATTTTCTTAAAGTTTGGAATTCTTTAAATATAAAAGTTGGAAGTAAAAGGGATGGCCAACACGCATTTAATAAAATTAAAAATGTAGATCCGGATATTTTAATTAATAAATATAATTTTTATTTATCAACTGTTGATGATCCAAAATATTATAAACATTTTTCTGCATGGCTTAATTCTGAAAGATATGAAGAAGATCTGCAATTAGGTGAAAGCCAAATTAGAAAAATGCACAATTTAGATACAAAAGATCATAAATATTTAGGATTTATTGATAAAAAGCATAAATTTGTTTATGATATGGGTTTCTCAAAAATGACAATCTGTTATGATGGACAAGGTAATAAATTAGATGGATGATGTAAAAAAAATGTATTGGACAGTTCCAGATATGTTTGGAACTTTTTCAGCAATTATAACTATATCTGGTTTTGAAAGTGAAGAAGATGCACAAACATATTTGTTTGAAAAGCACGGAATAGGTCTTGAAGAAATATTTAATGAAAGTCCAACGATCCATTAATGAAAGTAGAAAATTTAGAAATAGATAAAGTTATTCCTTACTTCAATAATCCTCGTAAAAATATGGCAGTAGAAAAAGTTGCCATGTCAATTAAAGAATATGGTTTTCAACAGCCGATTGTGGTTGACAATAATATGAGCATAATTGTTGGCCATACTAGGTATGAAGCTGCCAAAAGTTTAAATTTAGAAAAAATTCCTGTGGTCATTGCAAATATTTCACATGAAAAGGCAAAAGCATACAGAATTGCAGACAACAAAACTAATGAAAGTTCTATCTGGGATTATCCATTATTAAACAAAGAATTTTCAGATCTTATGGATGCAAACTTTGATTTAGAAAAAACTGGATTTGATGAAGATGAATTAGAAAAAATAATTACACATCATAAGGATGATGAAAATGCAGAATTTCCAAACATAGAAGATATTCAAACAAGAGATTTTGAAGAAATGACTTTTATACTTTCAATAGAACAGGGCAAATTTATCAAGGATTTCCTTACTTTTTTTAAAAGTAATTTTGATGTGACAGACGAAAAGAATACAAATTCAAATGGAAACGCTTTATATATTGCGTTAAAAAATTTTAGTGAATCAATTGATAAAAAATAAATTAAAGGTAAAATTAATTAAAAAACCTTTAGCAGATTCAATAATTAAAAAATATCACTATTCTGGAAAAGTTGTTCAAAATTCTAAATTAAATTTTGGTGTTTATTATGATGATGTTCTTGAGGGCGCAATTCAATTTGGCTCACCCCTGGACAAAAAGAAAGTTATAAAATACGTTGATAATAGCAGTTGGAATTCATTATTTGAAATAAACAGAATGGCTTTTTCTGATAGATTGCCAAGAAATAGTGAAAGCAGAGCATTATCAATATCAATGAAAATGATAAAAAAAAATTACCCATTTGTGAAATGGATTTTAACTTTTGCAGATGCAACTTCTTGTGGCGATGGCACAATATATAGAGCATGTGGATTTTTACTAGTTGGCGTTAATAAAAATACAACAATCCACGAAATGCCAGATGGATATTTAATTTCTAATATTGGAATGAGAAAAAGTTCTGGATTTCAAAAGAAATATCTGGGCCGGGTTTATTATGGTCAAGCAGAAGCAGAAAGAGTTGCAAAAAAAGAAAAAGGTGCAAAATTAAAAAAAGGATTTCAGATTAGATATATAAAATTTTTAGATGATAATTTTAAATCAAATCTAAATTTAGACATTCTTGATTATAGCGAATTAGATAAAATGAACGCAAGAATGTATAAAGGACAGGCGAGGGCTTTAGAAAGGCGAGAATAACCATTTCTTGATAGGCAGTGCAATTCTGACCTCCTCGCTCCAAAACTATTGCAAAATCAAAAACTTTTAACTAGAATGTCCAAACCTACACTCAAGGGCAAGAGGATATAATGGCAAGACCAAAAAAATATAATATAGACGGGAATCACGTCCAAAATTTAGCTAGATTAGGTTGCACAAATATAGAGATAGCAAACTTCTATGGTTGCGATGAAAGTCTAATTCGACATAGTTATTCCGAATTTCTGACAAAAGGGAGATCAGAGCAAAAACTTCGATTAAGACAATTGCAAATGAGAAGTGCAGAAAATGGTAATATTACTATGCAAATATTTCTTGGTAAAAATATTCTTGGACAAGCTGATAAGATAGAAACAACACAATCGGAAAAACCTTTACCTTGGTCATATGATTGATGAAAGTTTTAGTTGCTTGTGAATTTTCTGGAATAGTTCGGGCAGCTTTTGAGCAAAAAGGACATGACGCTTGGTCTTGTGATCTTTTACCAACAGAAAAAAAAGGCAATCATATCCAAGGAAATGTTTTAAATATTTTAAATAATGGTTGGGATTTGATGATTGCACATCCCCCTTGCACATATCTTTCAAATGCCGGGGCAAGACATTTGTTTCCAAAAGGCGAACTTAATCAAGAAAGATATAAAAAAGGATTAGAAAGTAAAAGATTTTTTCTTCATTTATTAAATGCACCTATTCCAAAAATATGCGTTGAAAATCCAACCCCCTCATCAATCTTCGAAATGCCAAGATCTAGCCACTATGTGCAACCATTTGAATTTGGGCATGAGTTTAGTAAAAAAACATTATTGTGGCTTAAAAATTTACCACCATTAATGCCAAATGCAGTTGTCAAAAATAAATCAACTTATATTCCAAGTGGAACAAGCAGATATAAACACACAGAAAAGAACAAATCAAAACAATTAACTTGGCAATCAACTAGAGATAGAAATACATTTTTTGAAGGTGTTGCTTTAGCAATGGCTGATCAATGGGGCTAACAAATGCACAGAAAACTGTCATAACTGACGAAACCAGATTTCGTGTTTTAATATCTGGACGTAGGTTTGGTAAAACTTATTTAGCGATTTCAGAACTTGCTCGATTTGCTCGCTTTCCAAATAAAAAAGTTTGGTATGTTGCGCCAACATATCGTCAAGCAAAATCAATTTGTTGGTCTGAATTGAAACAAAGATTGGATAAAGTCAATTGGATTAGCAAAATAAATAATTCAGATCTATCAATAGAATTAGTAAATGGATCAACAATTGCTTTACGTGGTGCAGATAATGAACAATCATTAAGAGGAATTGGTTTAGATTTTTTGTGCATGGACGAATTCGCTGACATTCATCCGTCTGCATGGTTTGAAGTCTTGCGACCAACATTGTCTGATAAATTAGGATCGGCCCTTTTCTGTGGCACGCCCCGGGGTTTTGGAAACTGGGCGTATGATCTATATTCAAAAGGATTGGCAGACAAAGAATGGAAAAGTTTTCAATTCTCAACTTTAGATGGTGAGCAAGTAAGTGAAAAAGAAATAGATCAAGCAAAAGACGATTTAGATGAACG